CTCTAGTACAAAACCATCACCTTTTAAATACTTGGTGTCATCCCTAAGTCTATCACTAATGCCAAGGGACAAGAAGTAGGGGTTGATAAGACTAACCTTGTTAGAAAGCATATACAATGGTACTCGCCTTACTTGTTCCCCATTACCCCTAGCAATAGATGTATGTATAGATAAGAGCTTATTCAATTCATTTGGACAATAGTGGTTATTTTCAGACTGAAACTCGTCAAATACCATCTTATCTACGTCAGACAAAAGATGTGAAAACTTTTTCAGAGCATCAGCGTTATTAAGAGTAACGCAGTAACCACAACTTTGTTCATTTAAAAATAGCTCTACGAAGATATTGTTAGCCCTTCTTTTTTCTGTCATAGTGTACTCAGGGAAGAACAATCTCTGTATATCTTTGAAGAACTTATCAGCGCAATCAGATAGTTCATAGTTCCATCGGTATACTAAGCAGAATTTTTTATGCTTCTTTATAAAATCTTTTACGCAATATCTATTAAACCATGTAGTCTTACCTATGCTTCTGTTTCCACTGGTAAGGTATATATCAGGCTGTCTGCCATTAATATCATTCATGGACAATAGCTTAGTACCGTCATAAAACTCAGCCATAAAATCACGCTCCTTTCTTATGTTATTATAACATTTTTTCTTTACAAAATCAATTAAATATGATAAAATAAATATGAATAATAAGAAAGGGGTATTGACTATGTCTAGTGAGATTATAGTTGCTTTAATCACGGGTCTTGTGTCTTTGTCAGGTGCGTTCATTGGGGCTTTTGCAAGTTCAAAACTCACCAATTATAGGCTTGAACAGATTGAGAAAAAAGTCGAAGATATACCTTCACTATCCCAGCGGTTAGCCTTAGTAGAACAGAGACTAAACACCCTCGAACAAACTAAGTAACGGTTTGTTACTGGCACTTGTTATAGGTGGGGAGTTGTTATTCCTTTCTTTCCACCCTTCCTATAACAACCCATAAGAAAGGAGAAGAAACTATGAACAAATTTTTATCAAGGAAATTCATCGTGTGTGTAGCCGCAATGCTTGGTAGTATCGGTGCTTCAATCTATGGTCTGCATTCAGACAACGAAGTGGTAGTAATTGTAGGCACTGTTTGTACTATTATATCAAGTGCTATTTACGCTGGTTGTGAAGCCTACGTAGACGGGAAAGCTGTGAATGAAGATTATTGATTAAGGAGAATGTAGATGCTTAAAGGTATTGACGTATCACATCATAATAAATATCAGGTATTCCCTAAGAACGGCAGACCACCTGAGATAAATTTTTCTAAGCATGATTTTATAATCATGAAAGCAACGGAGGGCAGAACATACACAGACCCTATGCTTGAAAAATATATCGGTCTGTTAGGAGAAGACCAGCTCTACGGTTTCTATCATTTTGCAAGACCTGAGAACAATTCAGCTAAAGACGAAGCTAGAAACTTTTGCGGTACAATCAATGGGTGGGATAAACAAGCTATGGTTATACTTGATTGGGAAGCTAAAGCTGTGCAGTGTCCTATTACATGGGCGGTAGAATGGTGTAAATACGTAGAAGATAAATTAGGAAAGAAACCCTTAATATATTGCTCTTCGTGGTATACTAAAAAATGCCAGCCATTACTTGATGAAAATATAGGGTTATGGGTAGCACATTATACGAATAAGAATAAGCCTACTGTGTATACATATCCTACTTGGGCTATGTGGCAATATACATCAGAGCCATATGACAAGAATGTATTTAATGGGAATGCTACACAGTTCAGAAAATATTGCGGAAAGGGATAACAAAGTGGGGTTTAATAATCTAAGCATAAGTAAATATGTTATAGCCGCTATATGCGGATGCTGGTGGAGGGAGTCCAATTGCAACCCTGCAATATGGGAAAGCCTTATCCCTTGTGCTTGGGACTATGAATACGAGTATACTAACAAGGGTGGCTATGGCTTAGGGCAATGGACAAATGTAGGTTCACCGCATAGCAGACTATACAATTTACACACTTGGGTTACAAACAATGGCTTTGCTGATGGCGATGGATACGGGCAACTTGAGTTCATGCTTTATGAAAACCATTGGGCTACCGGAAACCCTTCAAGGCTTGGTTATTCTACCCTCACACAGTTCCTAGAAAGTCCCTCTACTAGCACAGACGATTTGGTATATGACTTTTTGTCAAGGTGGGAAGGTGTTCCAAATGACCATTATTCAGAACGTTGCGGTTATGCTAGATCAATATTAACCTACCTTGAACAGCATGGTGGTGAAAGTGCTTCATGGATTACTGGCAATAGGTATTTATCAAATGCGCAAATACTGAATAATGCATTAGTGATATACAATTACGTGGGTGGCGGTTCACCAAGCGGAGCATATAAAGTGTTCTGTTCATCCACTGGAAATGGTACATGCTATGCAATACCAACCTCGCACGATGCACTTGAAGGTGAAGCATTCACAGTGTACGCAACACCCTTTGATAATGATACGCTTGTGAATATAACAGCCCATGAGATACACGGAACATCTGTTGCTGTGGTTGTCGCAGAGGAACATACTTACGATGCAACACGTTTTCCATTTGATGTGTGGTTTGAAGCAGAGTTTACGGGTGAAACACCTCCACCCACTCCGCCGCCCACACCAGAAATTACAAAACATAAGATGCCAATATGGATGTACCCAATATTGAGAGTATAAAGGAGAATAATATGGTAAGAACTAAAGAAGAAATACTCGAGCATATTAAATCAAAGATTGGTGATAGCACTGAGGATAACGATTTAAAAATGCTAGAAGATATATCAGACACTCTTGACGATTTAAAGAGCCGAGTAGATGAAGCAGGCGATTGGAAAACCAAGTACGAGGAAAATGATAAAGCGTGGAAACAGAAGTACCGTGATAGGTTTTTCAATACGGAAGCTAAAGAAGAGATAGACGAACATGAAAAAGAGAAAGAAAAAGAAAGAGAAATTGATGCACCTAAGAAACTATCATTTGATGACCTATTCACCAATGGTGATAGTGATACAAAATAATTGTAAAGGAGATTAAAACAATGGCTAAAAAGATTGCCGTAAGCACACTTAATGCTTCAACACTTGATATTCTTAACACCATTAGACAGAATGCTAGTTATGAATATCAGAGCTTAGTACCTGAGGTTAAAACAGCACATGATATCCCAGCAGTTGGTCAGGTTCTTTATGGTTATCCAGCTTTGGCTAACCAGTTCTTGAACGCTCTTATCAACAGAATTGCACTCGTTCAGGTAAAATCATCACTTTATAACAACCCTTATGCTAGACTTAAAAAGGGTTATCTTGAGTTCGGTGAGACTGTCGAGGAAGTTTTCGTTGAGATTGCAAAGGCTAGAGAGTTCTCAGCAGAAAAAGCCGCATCAAGAGAGCTTAAAAGAACACTCCCCGATGTTCGCTCTGCTTTCCACACAATGAACTGGAGGGTACAGTACCCTATTAGCATTCAGGATGAAGACCTTAGAATGGCATTCTTATCAATGAATGGCATTCAGGACTTAATTGCTAAGATTATCGATGCTGTGTACACTGGTGCTGAATATGACGAGTACCTTCTCTTCAAATACCTTATGATTAAGGCTATCTCACATGGCATGATGAAGCCCGTATCAATAGGTGATGGAACAGATATGAAAGATGCCGCAGTAGCTTTCAGAGCAACATCCAATGACTTGACATTCCTTAAAACAAAGTACAACATGGGTGGTGTACACACAAAGACCGAAAAGAATAATCAGATTATCTTCATGGACAGCACTTACAATGCTAAGTACGATGTTAATGTACTTGCATCAGCATTTAATATGGACAAGGCTGACTTCATGGGTAGCCTCTTCCTTATCGATGACTGGACTTCATTTGATAATGAAAGATTTGATATTATCAGGGAGGCAAGTGATATGATTGAGGAAGTAACAGCCGAGGAACTTGCACTTCTTGCAAACGTTAAAGCTGTTATTGTTGACGAAGAGTGGTTTCAGGTCTATGACAATCAGACAAAGTTTACTGAGGTGTATGTATCTAGCGGCGAATATTGGAACTACAACCTCAATATATGGAAAACAGTATCTTCTTCACCTTTCTCAAATGCTGTTGTCTTTGTTTCAAGCTCTGCTTCAATCGAAGCTCCCAACTCTCTTGTATACACAGTAAGTGCTATAAGCGGAGATAAACACAACGATGTTGTAACATTTACACTTAAAAATGGTGGCGGAGTAGTTACTGGAGCAGACGGTAAGTTCTTGCAGAATGAAGCCCTTACTACTGATGGAATTGCTGTTCACCCTTACGGGGCTTTCATTGTACCTAAAAAGTCTACACCTCTTACATTCCAGCCTGAGGTAAAGATACCTATTGGGGATACTAAGTATTTGCTTGCATCAGCAGTAGGAATTGCAGATATCTCTGTTGGAACAGAACTTACTCTTGCAAAAGAAACTTGATGCGACTTTAATAGGGGCGGTGTAAAAAGCCGCCCTTATGTAAAAGGAGAAGAATAATATGGCTTATATTGTACCAAACAGTACGCTACAATTATTCAAAGGAATTAACTTAGATAACAGATATTTAGACACCGTATATTTTTCCAGCGTAGCTGAACAGAATAACGCATTTAGTTCAAAGGTTTTTAAAACTTATAACGAACTAACGTATAGAAGAAACACCAGCAATAGTGTAAAGATTGAAGCACAAGCTGGTGAACTTCTTGGTGTTACGTATATGAGATTTAAAAACACAAGGGCTGAGGATATGTGGTTTTATTGTTTTGTTAACTCTGTAGATTATGTTAGCGAAACAACTTGTGTCATCACATATGAAATAGATGTTATTCAGACATGGTTTATTCAGAGGGGAAAGATTAATCCTTGCATGGTATTAAGAGAACATTCAATGGTTGACAACTATCTTGATAACCATGAACCTGAACCTATAGGGAATGACTTATACCAATATGACAAGATTAAAAGCACGGGTTTGTTTGATGAATACAGTGTTATCATTCAATCAAGTGGCGAGCCGACTGCTGGTTACGCTTATGAAAATGGGGTGTTTACTGGCACTAAATATACAGCTTTACCTTGTAATTCTGAAACTGATGCTAATGCTATCATTACTGCCTTAAATAACTTACTGGGTAGCTGGGATATGTCAGAGCGTCAAGAGGAAGTTGTTAGCATATACACGTACCCTACTAAGCTCATGGCTGGCACGACATTTGTTGACACAGTATATATAAACCTTAGACCTGATAACTATTTTAAGGGGTATGTACCAAAGAATAAAAAATTAATGAATTATCCTTATACATTTTTATTCTGCACAACTATGAATGGTGATTCAAATGTTTATAAGTGGGAGGCATTTACTGGTATTACTAACTCACAACTTATCTTTGCTATCCACGCCGCACAGCAAGCTGGTGGTGAAGCAATGTGTTACCCTTTGAATTATATGGGTGTAGATGAAAACTACGATGCTTGTGTTACAATTGATAACTTCCCTAAGAACGCATTCACGTACGATGCTTACCAAGCATGGATTGCCGCTGGTGGTAAGACTAGGCTTGAAAATAAGGAAATGTTCTTAAAGCTGAGAGGTGCTACTACACTAACATCTGATGCCGCAAATATCGTTACCAGCAAATTTCAGATGGCTACTGGAATGGCAAGTGATATAATGAGCTTTGGTAAAACATATGCACTTAAAGGTTTCAGTGCTAGTGCTGTTCAGAGCGGAGCTAATTTACTTGGTAATGCCGCTGGTAGAAGAAATTCTACAGTACAAAGTGAGATAGGTCTTGTGAATGACATTATAGATTATGCCGAAGCAAAGATGAAAATATCCTATGAGTGGAAAGATGCCTCATATGCACCTAACCCAGTAGTAGGTACACAAACTGCAAACATTGCTGTTGGTGATAGACACTTGGACTTTTATTTCTTTAACGTTCATGTGCATGACAGCGAAATGAAGAAACTTGATGACTTCCTTTCATGCTATGGCTACGCTACAAACAAAGTAAAAGTACCAAATCTTACTGGCAGAAGGTATTGGAACTTTGTACAGACAGAGAATTGCACTATTACTGGTGATATGCCAGCCTCTTCAAAAGAAGCACTGGGAAGGATATTTGATGGTGGAATTACTATATGGCATGACTTGTCAAAAGTCGGTAACTACTTGCAAAGCGTAACAAATGGTAGTATAGATAACCCTATAATATAAGGAGATAACTATGAGTAGAAGAAATAGAACACAATGTGACCAAAGTTTGTTAGACAATAATAGGGCATACGGTTTCTACCTTGAAAGATTAGCGGAACTTGCTATCTCCATGTTCGAGTGGAAGAACTTACCTGACACCATTGATGAAAGATTTTTGGAATACATTTTGTTTTCAGATGGGCAAGCTGTGTTCTTTAAAGATGAAGAACTGGGCGAGTTCTTAGCATTGCAAGTGCTGGTTAATGGAAAGCTGAACGTGTACCGCATACCTATCCGCAGAAGGGCTTTTGCTATTGATGGATATAATTACAACTTGAATATTGACAACAGTGTGATTATATACAACAATTATATGAGAACTAATAGCTATAGATTATGCGTAATGTTCGCTAAGAAATTATATAACTTAGACCGTATTATTGATGTAAATGCTAATGCACAGAAAACACCCGTTTTACTTAAAACCACTGAGGCACAGAGACTTTCATTGTTAAACGCATATAAGGAATGGGATGGCAACCAGCCAGTTATATTTGGTGACAAGGGGCTTGATGTTAATGCCTTTACAGTTCTCAAAACAGATGCCCCTTATACGGCTGACAAGTTGTACCAGCTTAAAACCCAGTATTGGAATGAAGCTCTGACATACCTTGGAATAAGTAACCTGAATATGCAAAAGAAAGAAAGATTAGTTGCTGATGAAGTAACCCGCTCTCAGGGTGGCGTTATAGCAAGTAGATATAGTAGGCTAGAGGCTAGAAGACAAGCGGCTAAAAAGATTAATCAAATGTTTGGGCTTAATATTGAGGTAGATTATCGTGAAGATTTCCGCGAGGTTGATAAGAACTTTATGTTCGAGGATGATACAACTGGTGGTAATATCACTAGAATTTCGCACGATGAACGTGATATGCGATAATGGAGGTTACGTATGAGCAAATATACAACCGAAGTAAGATTTTTATGCGAAACATATGCAGGACTTAGCGAAAGTGCAGAATATCCGTGTATACAAGAAATCCTTGATAGATCTAGGGATAAAATATTCGATTTTGATTTCCCTATATTTGACGAGAATTATCGAACTATACTTGAAGACAAGATACTCAAGCACTATTACACAAGAGAAATAGGTGCTGAGGCTGTCGGGCTGTGGAAACTGTGGCTTGATACTAGACTAAATGAGATTATGCCTTATTATAACCAGTTATATGCAAGCGAGTTGATTAAGTTTAATCCATTGTATGATGTAGACTTGACAACAACCCACCAGAAAACTGATGATAGGAAAGATAATGTTACAGAGAGTGAACTGAAAACGGGCAATAGGGATACTAATATTGCGTCACACGATGAAGGGGCTAGTCATTCTGAGAGTAACAGTGACACTAACACAGACGACAAGACTAAAAATGACCACTGGGAAATGTTCTCAGATACTCCTAGCGGTGGTCTTGATGGCGTTAGGGATGAAAAGTACCTCACAACAGCCTTGCATACAACTGATGATAGGGATGGAAGTAATGTCCATAGCTTGAGTGAGACTAGCAATGACGGTACTAGCTCTACTGATAGCACTATGCAGAGTGATACTGATTATAGTGAAGACATTAATAGAAATAAGCAAGTGGGTATTAAAAATATACAAGATTATGCACAGCATGTGGTTGGTAAAACCGCAGGGGCTAGTTATAGCAAAATGCTGAACGAGTTCCGTACAACGTTTCTTAATATTGATGTGCAAATTATAGAAGAGCTGAGTGACTTATTTATGACACTGTGGTAATTTATTGTTGCTTTATTGTTAAGAATGTGATATAATAATTATGTGAAAATATATCTTGAAAGGAGATAATGATATGTTGAACAACCGTATTGGGTATCTGCATTTTTGGTGTCAGAAGGTGTTACCAGTGGTGTACGATAATTCGTTGAGCTATTTGGAAACTCTTTATAAATTGAAAGAGAAACTTAATGAAGTTATCAAATTCACTAATGATATACCTGAGTATATTGACAAGAAGTTTATTGAAGTGTTCGACGAAGAACATTTGAAGGAGCTTATTAGTGAAGTATTCAGAACCATTGAGGATGCTATTAGTGCTAATAATGAAGGTACAAACAGCCACTTCTCTACTAATTACCCTAACGCTGGAACTCTTGTATGGCATGATAATAAACTTTACAAAACTAAGCACCCTATTGATGCTGGCGATACCGTGTTGCCTAACTCTAATATTGAGCTTGTTAACTTCGGAGATATGTTCAATGAATTTTTAAACGAGGTTAAGACAAGGTTTACTGATAATGATGATGGGGATAGGGAAACATCTAGCGCAGATAGACCTATACATGATTTGGTGTGGTTGCACAACGAATTGTACGAGGTAATTAAGCCAATAGCTGAGGGTAACGCATATATTTATAGTGGTGTAAATAAGAACGTTGAAACCACTAATCTCGATAAAATTTATGACTACTTGCTAGACCTTATTAGCTCAGAAATTGAAACCCGAGCAGAAGCAGATATCGATTTACAGCATAACATAGACGATGAAGCAACAGCACGAGAAGAGGCTGACGGTGTACTTGATGTCAAAATTACGGATGAAATTGCCGCACGTGAACAAGCTGTTAGGGATGAAGCTACTGCCCGCGAACATGCTGACAATAATATTATTGCAGACTTGGGTAATGAAGTTATTGCTCGTGAACAAGCTGATAGTATTTTGGAGGGCAAGATACTTAGTGCAGGCATGAAGCCCTTGGATGTTACACTTCACGGTGTAGTGGGTGATGGACTTACTAATAATACTGCCGCTTTCCAGCAGATACTCCTTGATTACCCTAACTATGCTTACTATTTCCCTAAAGGTACATACTTGATGGGTGGTGATAAGTTTAAAGGTAATATTAACCTTGTTGGCGATGGAGATGCTACTATTGTTGACTTTATTTATGAGGACTTAGAGTTCCCTATTCTCAATAGAAGTGAGGAATTTCAGCCTAACCAGCCATTTTTATCAGCTATCAACTTGAAATTTACTAACACCAGTGGTAATTATGGATTGACAATGCATGTACAGTCGCAGGGTAGCGTAATGAGATGCTTTGACATAAGAAACTGTACATTCTATGGTGATTATGGCGCACAATTTATTAACTGTATTACTGGCAATATTAGTAGCTGTGACTTTATTAAGAATGTTATTGGTATTAGTTTTAAAAGCTCAACTAATATTACAGTGGTAGAATGTAACTGGTATTCACCGGTTAAAGGTATACTTATTGGCACTTCATCAGATGACACTGCTGGCAGAAAAGGCGGTGAGTCGATTATGCTTACTGGTTGCCAGATGATTGACGGTGTTACTGCTATTGAAGCTACAAGACATAACTATTTACAGTTAAATAACTGTATGATTGACTATTTCAATTTGGGTTTATGGCTGGATAGCTCAAGATTTTGTCGTATGATTAACACGTACATGGGTTGTGACGGTGGAAATAAGGCAGGCATGCATGGGTACATGGCTCCTAACAACTATGGATGTGTGTTTGGGTATAGTACAGTGCAAGGTATACCATTTACTTTTGAAGCTATTAATAGCGAATTTTCCGCATATGGCGATGTAACACATATACCCGTAGTTATGAATGGCACTGGTGCAACCCGAGGTGAAGATATTGATTTTATTAGTTGCAGATTTACTTTGATAGACACAGTTAATGCTTCGTGCGCTTTGTACGTAACAAGCTGTGATGATGTGCTTATTGATGGAAATAGATTTTATGCCCCTAATAATAATAATATTGACCACCCTTATGCCTATAGCAACTGC